TGAGCTTCTAATGATGGATTATAGATTTGATACTCCCAACAAGAACACCCATTAAACTCATCAATTTCAGGGTCTGGTGGGGTTGGAGTATCCAAAGTAGCCTCTAACTCCACCTTGTAGTATTTCACTCCATTAGGATAAACAATTCCGTGTTCTGTAATGTTTGGAACACCTACCCCCAAATAAACTATTTGTTGTTCTTGGAAGTTCGTTGGGTTAGTCCAAAAATGGTCGTAGTAATTACAGAAAGGTCTTGTTCCGCAATTAGCTTCAACATTATAGGTTCTACCAGTAGAAATAATATTATTGTCTTCATCGTAAAATGTGAATAACGCAGAATAAACCTGACGAGCTGGTAAATCCACCGCCACATCATAGTAGTTCAAAGCCGCTAATGTTGAATAGTCCGTTGTTCTAATCCACCTTGTTCTTGGTGAGTTAGTCAAAAATCTTGAGGTATATTGGGGGAACTGACCTGTCTGTCCCGTCAAATAAAATGGGACAAAGTCATATTGTTTTCCTTGAAACCATTGCTTCGTTCCGTTGTATGTATAACACACATTACTTCTTACCGCAGGAATACCGACACTACCATCACCATCGTATCCAATAACCACACCCGTTGGAGTAGTTGCGTATTCTTCACCAACCATAATGGAATACGCCAACATATTATTTTCCAAATAACCCCAAGCAGCCAAGTGAATTGATGTATCACCCGAACAACCCTTGTTTGCTAAATGAGAGTTCGTGTAGTTCATCAGAATTGGGGATAGGTCAATCTGTCCCCACCCTTCAGAAGATGGTGTTATTGCGAGTGAGGCAACTTGTCCGTCATTCGTGAATACATTTACCGAATAACGATACTTGTATTTGGTGGGGTCAGTTGCTCCCGTTGATATAAACTGAAATACCAGGTTTGAATACGCTGGCTCTATTGTGTTTGGTTGTGCTAAAAATGTAATCATAGTCCGATGGCTATACTATAGGTTTCTGAACCGATAAGGTTTATTCTGTTAAAAATGTCTCCCAACTCTTCTCTTAAAATTGCGTCCAAATATTCTGGCTGTTCCATTAAGTTATTCACATAATCGTAGGTGTCGTTCATAAAGTCGTCTTGAAATAAAGCATAACCTGAATAACCTACTTTGGAAAGATTTTTTGATATTGCGTAAGCAACTCCTTTCGCTTTTGCTGGTGGTAATTTTAGTTTATTTATTACCCACATTCGTAGTTCGTTTTCAACAACTCTACGGGGTAGTGGTCTTCTTGGCTTTGAACCTGTCCCAAATACATAATCCACACCATAGTCATTCATCAAAATGTAAATCTCCCCATCTTGAACTTGATAGGAGACCGACTGGTATAAACTACCTTGAGTGAAGTTTGATGAGAAATTATATCTTGGGGGTCTCTTTGCTTTTTTACCATCTCTTCCTCTCGGATTGGTAAATCTCTCCCTCTTGGTTATAATTTCTTTTTTAACCTTCTCAACTAAAAACTTTCCAACATCACTCAAGAATTGCTCAATCATTACACGGGTGTATAACAAAGATTTGGATTATCAGGAAGACACGCTGTCTGTTCTGCTACGATGGTAATGTTTGCTTCAACACCAACAACAGCTTCCTTAAATCTATCTATGAAGGGGATAAACTGAACGGGTTGTTGAAGATAAAATCCACAATCTGTAAGTTGGTTTGTGAAGAACGCATAAAAGTCATTTAGGATTTCGTGGCAAAGAGACAAACAATCCAACTGGTTTGACTGACCCTCAACCCCAACGAACTCATTTAACAAATCGTAAATTAGGATAGTCCAGTTGAACGATGTGAATGTGTTGTCTATACTACTTGGTTGTGGAACAAAGTGTATGGCAGGATACTCGGTAATGTAATCCTCCCTTGAGTAATCACTCAAATTACCCCAAGACCTCGTCTTCAATAATGGGTGTTGTTGAGCGAATGCGTAGAATAATGTGATTTGGTCTTTGTAAGTCATTATGTGATTGTGTTTTGTTGCTTCTGTCTTTCTTTATTTGCTTTATCAATCCTATAAGATAAATACGATAATACCTCCATTAGATTTAGGTTCAAGATGGGGGACACTTTTAATACATCATCTTGAGCACATAACATCAGAGATTGGTAATAGTAATCCACGACAGATTGGACTACTTCTTCAGGGGTTGATTTTCTTTCTTCTCTTGGTCTTTCTTCATCTTGGTCTCCATAGAGGATAGGGAACTTTTTGTAAGTTCCTGAACGAAAGTTGTTAAAAAAAAAAGCGCCGACATCACCGACCTGATTGGGAAATCTTGGAACTCCTCCATTCTTGACTGGCATTCCCCCAAGTCATAATCAATCAATTCTCTCTCCTCTCCGACTTTGTCTGATGCTAATGGTCTGTAAAGATGGGTCGCCATCAACACAATATCCACAGGAGAACGAGCCATAAACACCTCCAAGTTTATCCACTCACCATACGCAATTTGTGATGGTATGATAAGTCCGTAAAGTTTTCCGTTGAACTCTATGGTAAGTTCAAGGGGGGTAATATCCAATTCAGCACCCCACTCACTTCTCAATACCGAAGCCACAAACTTAACATCAGCAATTGGTGCTTTGATGATTTCTTGTTTGGGAGCACCTGTGAGCATATGTATCAAATCAATCTCGTTGATATTGGGGTTCTGTTCCAATTGCTGATATTGTCTGATACTAATGGGTTTTACCTCATAGTCATTCTTTCCTAATACTACTTTCATTATCCTTGTCCTCTGTATTTCTTATTGTAATTTTTTGAACCTTTGTGGTTTGATGTTTTGGTTTTAGCGTGAATACCAGGTCTTGATACTTTAGGCTTCTCTTTTCTGGCAGAGACACTCTGACTTTTTTTCATAAAAATCTAATAACATTTCTATTGCTTTATACGAGTATAACCCGTGTTTTTTACTGAACTCTCTTAATCTATGATGGGTCTTATTTCTAATATAAACAACTTTGTAGTCATAGGTATATTTCGTTTCCCCTTCTGTGTTTTTTCTTTTAACTTTCATTACACAAATGAATATTTTGTTTTTGGTTTATGAGCCATTTGAGAAATTAAATAGCGCGAACTATCAAGGAGGTGGTCTTTGCCTGACGGCTTGGAGGTGATATTCCCACCCCTATCTTTAGACCAACGATAGTTTTTAATTTCGTTTATAAGATTTACTGATGTTTCGTCTATGAGGATTTTGTATTGTTTCATCAGGTTTATTCCAAACAGAACCGAACCAGCTTCCTTCTTCACACCAACCACCTTTCTATATCCTCGTTTTTTCAGCTCGTCCAACATACGAGGTTCAGAACTATCGGCAACAATATCAAAGGTTTTTTGTATTCCTCCCTCTTCCAATTTGAAGGCAATATCGTCAATCAGTAGTCCCTTCTCATAAAATACTTCCTTGAGGTAAATGGTGTTGTCGGGTTCGTTGATAAGACCCCACACACACGCACATTCATCTTGACTATACCCCCAATCCAGTCCTACTCCTAACATCTTGGAATATCGTGGGGCTTCTTTTACAATCTCCCAATTCACGAAGATTGTTTCACGAGGTTTCACACGATTACCCAAAGCATACACCTCATACATCTCGGGGTCTAATGTCTTTAGGTTCTCAATCGCATCAATCACCTTCTTATCTAAAAAGGGGTTCTCCTTGTAGGTTGAAGTAATAAGGGTTGCGTTCTCACCAACCTCAAGTTCATACCAATACCACCCTTCAGATGCGGTGGGGTTATAATCGGCAATAATGAAGTTTGTGGTTCTCATATTGAGCTGTGTAAAACTTTCCATAGAGACAGAGGTAATCTCGTTGATAAAAACGATGTCCTGTTTCATACCTCGTAGTTTTGCTGAATTATCATCAGCCCCCAAGAAACGAATTAAACTACCATTATCAAACTTATAGATGACCTCACTTTTGTTGAAGCTTTCAGGGTTATAAAATCCCATACTTTCCATCACCTCCATAAAGTCAATCAGGACGGAGTTTCTAATTGAAACGAGGGTGTCCCTTACAATCGTAATAGTTGTGGGTCTCTGTATTGCGTAAAGGATTAAATAGGTAATAATTTGGTAGGTCTTACCTGAACGAGATGAACCCCTCAAACTAATCAATCTCTTACCATCATTCACCGCTTGGTCTATCTTCAAGTATAATTCAGATGCTTTTACCTCCATAATCTTCTGTCCCCAGATTTACCAATAAATATATCGGTTATATGTAAAAAGTAAAACCCCCACCATTTCTGATGAGGGTTCAGGTATAGATGGGAGTAGAAACTATACCTTGTATTCTTTAACAATATCATTCCACTCTTTCAGTAAATCATTACCTTCAGGGAAATACTCGTTAAAAAACTCTTCTTCCAAACCTTTTTCTTTTATGAAATTATAGAGTTGGATATGAAATGTTCTATGAATGTTTTTAACTTCAACAACATCTTTTAATTGTTGTTCTGGAACGATTATCTTTTTACCTTCTACCATATCATTACTTATTGTCTAAATATTCCTGTATTTTCTCAAACCTTTCTCCAATCTCTTTGGAATAACCATTTTCTACATAATCAACAAGGACTACCGAAATTGAAACCAGTTCTTTTAGTGTGAGACATTTACCACAAGAATTAGCCCAATCTAGAGTTAATTTTAATTGTGATTGTGCTGCGATTTGTCTGTCTTTTGTTTGTGCCATTTTTTTAGATATTATTAAATTGATTGATATATTCTTGCTTTACAGCTTCTTTACGAGCCATCTGTTCTTCAGTTGGTCTTAATTCGGGATACTTCTTTCTCACATTCGTGATGGCTGCTGCCAAGGAATGAGATGTCGGTATTTTGTTGGATAATACATTTAGGAATAACTCATCTAATGTTGTGATGTTTCTTGTCTCACATAGAGCTTTCACCACCTCTACCCATAGTAGAGTATTTGATGAGATTGTCTCGGGTCGGTGTCTGAATGCCAGTTCCACCAATTCTTCTAATTTTTGTTTTGCCATCTTATTGTTCGTTTTTACTTACTTCAATCATAGTGTTCGTCAAACGCTTCATCATAGCTTCAATTTGATTTCTTACTTCCAAGTTCTGTGTAGGGAACAAGTCCAAATTGTTTTTCTGTGCGATAAGAAGGTTCAACATTACTCCGTAGTCGTCATAGGTCAAAGTTTGTTTTTCAGTTTTCATTTTGTTTTTGTTCTTAATTGTCTTACAA